TTCTTGTTCACTTGCTCGGATTCCATGAACACACCACGAATGTAGTAGTTCTTCTTTCCGTTGCCAGCATCCTCAGCAATGGTCTGAATATTTGTCTCGTTGTGTTCTGTAATCAGTAGCATGATTCTTTAGCCCTTCTTTTTCGAGCGGAGGAGTTTGAAATCTTTTGCGTCCAATTTACCATTCTTGTTCATATCAATTTTGTGTTGATTGCCAATAAGGTTTTCATTGACATCTATATCGCCATAAATGCCTTGACCAACTTCTGCACGAACATCATCGATGTTGTCTGCAACAGTGGAGAAAAGAAGGCTGTTTGTAAGTTCCTTAGCAGCGACGAAATCTTCGTCCATGATTGCTCTGATTAGATCTCTTGAGTCGGACATTTTATTCTCCTAGATTCTATTATCTATTGTTTCTTATTACTCTGTGTTTGTTCACCGCCACCCATCTGTGCTTGCATCTGTGCCTGAGCCTGTTGCTGTTGCAACTGTTGCTGCATCTGAACATCGCCTGTCATCTGTTGTGTAGTGACCTGTGTAGCAATCTGTGTTGGGATGGAATTGTTTGGGTCTTGCTGCTTATCTTGCTCCACCTGTGCATTAATGTCTGCAACTTCTTCTTCAGTCAATCTCAGGATATTCTTCTGAATGTATGACTTGGAGAAGTACTTGCCAAGATATGGATCGGCAGAGTTCACAAGATTGAGGCGATTTGTCATGATCTCGTTTTCCTTGGCTTCCGTGAAATAGGAGTCCTTACGGAAATCGAAGCGGATCATTGGGTGAATATAATCCCAATCTTCCTTCGTGATCACACCCTTGAGGAGCAACTGAGTCTTCAGTGCATCAAGGAAAAGTTCTGCAAACTTCTTCCTGAGTCTTTCGATGAAACGGAAGAACTTGAGTTCGTCTCGCGTGATTTCCGCTTGGCGACCCATGTTGAAGCCATTCTGATCCGTCTCAAGACGGGACATTGGAACATTGAGAGACTTGTACAACTTCTTCTGAAAGTATAGAACATCGTCCATCTGTCCGAGGTTCTGACCACCTGGTAGGGTGCTGACTTCCGTTCCCTTGCCACCTTCGCGGCGAGGCATCCAGAAGTCCTCAAGCATGGTCATATGCCGTCGTTCGTCCTTCAGTTCTCCTGTAGATGCATCATAAACCAACTTGTTTCGGTAACGGTTCATGATGTCCTTGAGATACTGCTCTGCCTTATTCTTTGGAAGATTTCCGACATCGATATAGAACACTCTACGTTCAGGTGCGCGAGATAGACGATAGATGACAACTGCATCCTCGACCATCTTGAGTTGGTTGAGTGGCTTCAATGCCTTGTGTACATACGACAGGACTCTCTTCTTACCAGAGTCAAACAAACCACTGTGAATATAGCAGATCGAATCTGTGGCAATCTTCACACCCTTTGTTGGTGTGGCAGGAGTGAATGCAGCAGTGGTTGTGGATGTTTCCTCTCGCTCGCTGTAGACGAAGAACTCATCGACCTTGGTGACAAGATCGGCATTGGTTGCCTTGTCCTTCTTCTTCTGAACATTTCTGACTTTTCTGATGTGAGTCGATTCGATTGGACGAAGTTCAACAAGACCCTTCTTTGGGTTTTCCTTGTCGATGATCTTGTGATAATAGAGTCTTCCATCTATGTACCACTTGCGGAATATCTCGTATCCCTTGTCTTGAAACTTTAGGAGTCTGAGTATCTCATCGAACTCCTCTTCAATCTTGGTCTTTATCTTTGGAGATAATTTTCTATTGTCAACTACTATCTCAACGGGACGCTTTGTGTCATCATAGACAACTGCTTCATTGCAGATGTCATCGATAGCCATCTCTACTTCTGGATAGAGAGCCATCTCTCTGTACTTTCGAATCATGTCTGCTGTTGACTTGATCCCACCATCGAAATCCATGTACGAACTAAAATAGACACCAGAAGAAATGGGCATAGCCCCGTCATCAAGATCAGGAGGGGCGAACGATGCGTTCGTCTTGATATCCTCCTGCTCAAGTTTCGGGGCTATTCTTTCACCCGCTCTACCGAGCGACCAACCAAAAAGTTCAAAAGCCATTCATTTCTCCAAATAAAATTACACTGTAGGCGTGAAGTTACTCAAAACAGGAAGCGTAGATGCGTCTGGCGTACCGACGTTTGAAGTGAAGTATGAGTAAGCAAGGGTCACACTAAACTCTTCAATCTGATCAGTTGCTTCGTATGATAAGTCGATTGACGAGATGTCTGTTGGGAAGCAACCAATCAACTTGTATGCCTTGAGTGGTTGACCAGTACGATCAAGTTGATTGACTTGCCAATCTTGGAATATTGGTCCTGCAAGATTTGTAAACTCTGATGAAGCAACATTTCGCTCCATTGCTTGAATGCTGTTGACCCAAAGTTCAAACAAGTTACGCAACTGAAACTTATTGTCGTTGATGATTGTGATAGACCAATCACCAAATGTTCTGTCGCCAGGAACTTTGATTCTTCTTCCACGATATGGAATTTCGATTGTTCCTAGTGCCGTTCCTGGTAATGATGCAGACTTTACAAGGAATGGGGTGAGAGGACTTTGAGTCCCACCGATGTTTCCTTGAACTTCAAAGAGCGATGGCTTAACGCCCGCTCCCTGCATTGCATTTGCAAATCTCTTGATGTTCATTCTTTGTTACTCCCTATAGTCTATTTATTCGATGGTGGTTAGGTTGAAGTCACTTCTCACAGCAACGAAGTTCAACTGAACGAAGTTGATGGACTTCAATGGCTTGATATAAATGTCTGCAACAAACTGATTGTTGTCGATTACTTGCGATGTATTGTTCGTTTCATCACAAATAACCTTGAAATCAGCAATACCACGTTGTGCTTGAACACTGGAAAGGAATGGTGTTACAAGATTGCGGAATTGGGAACGAGTAAACTCATCGTTGAATTCAAAGAGAGAATACTTGGCTGCTTTCGCAATAGCCTTCTCAAGGGCAATAAACACTCTACGAACATTGATGCGATCAAATGCACTTGGCTTCGTCAACATGGTCTTGTCGCTGTAAAGAACAGTTCCTGAACCATCGTTGAACTGAACAAAGAAGTTAATTCCATTCTTGTAGAGTTCATCCCGATCTGCCTTGGAGAAGTTTGTTTCCAACTTCACGGTGTTTCGGATAAACCCTCTTGAGAATCCTGCTGGAGACTCCCAAGGAATTTCTTGGGCGCAGAGAATTCCAGCAACATCCGATGCAAGCGACATCTTTCTCAACTGATTGTTGAAGGTATCGAAGAAAACTTTACGACCAGTAACAAGAACTGTGTATGAGTTCGATGGAATAGTCAGTGTAGATTTTCTAAATGAAATGGCGTTATTTGTTGCTATTGCTGAGTTTTGATTTGATGATGCTGGTTTTGGTGTTGGTAGCACTAAAACAGTATCTTTTCTTCTATTGATAACAGTATCGTACACATACGATTCAAGAGCAGTATCACTGACATTCTCCGCAACATTCAGATAAAGTTCCGGTATGAATAAAATGTCAACTGCATTATCATCATCAGCAAACATTGCATACGCTTTTGATAGTTCATCTATTGTTGCAGCAGAAACTCCAGACTCACCATACTTAAGGGTCGTATCGTAATTAGATGTGCCTTGAAGTGTGGTGCCGTCCGATGCGACATATGAATAAGTGATTTCACCAAACGATGCATCTGCCTTTGATGCATAATTTGCATTTCCTCCTGTTAGAGAGAATGCTTTAGTCATATACACATATTTCGAATTAGTATTAATGAAATCTTTGTAGTAGATGGATTGATTGTCTGAATTTTTCCCATCAATTGCTTTTGATAAAAGTTCGAATCGTTCTAGAATGCTATTCTTAGCACCAAACTTTCCACCAACATCAACAATGGCTATATTGATTTCATCATTTGCCCCACCAACTGATGCTGCGTATGGAGATGTACCTGGTTGCTTCTCAAAAACAAAATTACTTATAGATGATGATGTTGTTTCACCAGTGTTTAATGTTATAGTGCCATTCACATTAGACTTTTCGCCAATCTGAATAATTCCATATTTAAAATTATTTCTTATTCCTGTAATACCCCCAACATTACCAAAGTCAACAGTCTTTTCTGTCATAGACGCGGGGTTGCCTATTGTGGCATAGGTTCGGAAAGTGTGGGTTCCGGTCAAACCAATAAATGTTGCAAAACCCCTTACTCCATGTGGAGGGGGGTAGGAAAAATTTCCAGACATGTACCCATAAAATATATGAGCAAAATCTAAAAAGCCTTGTATTGGTGTGACTCTAGCATTATAACGCTTACTAGGTTCTTGTATCTGAGTAAGTAGATTATCGGGGGGACCTACATGGACGCCGATTGTATTGGTATATGCTGAAAAGAAAATTCTTCTTTGATTTGTATCACCATGTTCTGTTTGAAGAAAATGGCTAGGAACTCCACTGGCTGCGATGACATCAGTGTAAAGAATACGCCGACCATTGCCGTCTAAGTTTTCGATAAATGGTTGACCATTTCCCTCTGCATTCCATTTATTGGGTGCATCATATTTTGAATTCAAACCGACTGAATATTTGTCAAAATCCATAAAAATCATGTCAACATACCCACTATTATCTGGATTTGTACGCATCAGTACTTTCGGGTGAAAAGCCTCTCTATACAAATCTCCATTCCATTCAAATGGCGCAAACGGTACCAGTGGTTTTGCTTGGAACTGATTATCAATTCCGCCGTACCAACCAAGAGGAAAGGTGTTTGCAACATTACCGTCTGGATTTATACCACTTCCGGTAGCCTCGTAATTTGCGGTTGTTGTTCCAGTTGCATATAAAAAATTGAATCTTTCATAACACAAATTATTAGATCCATTACTCAGATAACTATCATCACTATAAACACCACCTTGTTTATTCATGAATGTGTCAACATTAACAGATGGTTCGAATGTTACAATATAGTATGGAACATTGATAAAAGTTATGCCACCAGAAAGACCACTGGAAGCAGTAGAACCGACTGGTATTATTTGTTCAAAGAAATTTGTGGTTTCAACAAACGACTGAAGAGTCAACCCACAAATTCCCGAAGTAATACCAACAACCATAGACCCTTGATAACCACCTTTAAGTGTGAAATCATTAAAAGATCCGGAGTAATTTATTGAAGTTGATGCAATCGATGTACCAGTTGTATTTCCATCACTGACATAAACTCGTAAGGAGTCGCCAAAATTTCCAGGATATCTTGCTCTAAAGTGCGCTAATGGCTCTATTCCTTGAGAACTTGATGAAAATCCACCAAGTCTCTTGAACTCTTCAAGATTTGGAATTGTTCTATACTGACAACCATTTATATTGGTTATCCCTGCTTCATCACTTGTGGCATTTGAATCGGTTGATTTCAAAGCACGAATTACACTGAGATTATTTGAATACTTCAAGAAATTGGCAGCAGAAAGAAAATCGGGATTTCCTGCAATATCGGATTGGTCTAAAGTTGGCTTTCCATATAATTCAGCCAATTGGCTTTCTGTACTTACCCTGTTCTTTTCATAACCTGGTCCCCAATTAAAAACTCCAACCATACCACCACTATTGAATGATTCTGGTTGAACAAATTGTGAAAGATCGATCTCCGATACATTTACACCTGGACTTAGTTGTGTTGGAATTGGACTAGCCATTTTCTCTCCTATTAGATGATCTCAGTGAAGGTGCTGTCTGTTCTCGTCGCGATGAAGTTCAATTGAATGAAGTTAATCGACCTTGCTGGCTTGATGTAAATGTCTGCCACGAACTGATTGTTGTCAATCACTTGACCAGTATTATTTGTTTCGTCACAAATGACTCTAAAGTCCGTAATTCCTCTTTGTGCTTGAACATTTCTGAGATATGGAATGACTAGATTACGGAACTGAGAACGAGTGAACTCATCGTTTACTTCAAACAATGAATATTTAGCAGCAGTTGCAATAGTCTTTTCTAGAGTGATGAACAGCCGTCGTACATTGATACGATCAAATGCACTTGGCTTTCTCAACATTGTTTTATCTCCGAAGAGAATCGTTCCTTCGCCACTAAATGTTGCTACAGGATTTATGGTGTTCACATAGAGTAAGTCTCTGGAAGACTGATCGGGATTGAATGCCAACTTTATAGAATTGCGAATAGTCCCACGATTCAGTCCTGCTGGTGAGAACCAAGCCTGTGTTGCTGATTCACTTCTTGCACAAAGACCAGCAATATCGGGATTCAATGGAATGTAGCGGAACATATCGTTATACTTGTCGTAGATGTATTTCCATCCACTATCCATTACAACATACGACGAATTTATTGCATAAGTGTTATTTCGTGTGCTAATGATATTTGAGGTTGCTATAGTTTGTGTTTTATTCAAAACATCGGTGAGTGCTGGAGACACAAACAATACACAGTCTTTACGTTCATTCACAAGATCTGCAAGAAGTTTGACTGTTGTTGCATCAGATCTGCCTGATATGAGCAGTGAGATGTCCACATTATCCCGATCAAGGAACTTACTGTATCCCTTAGTGAATATATTTGCTGTTGTTGAGGACGCACCTGTACCACCACTTAGGCTATAACGAGATACCTTTGCAGCAGCATATCCTCCGCTAATATCAGAGAAACTAGTTGTGAGGTCTTGTGCATTTCCCGTTTGACCCCAAAGTTGCTCAATATCACCAGCCCAAATATAGTTCGATTCCGCATTAATTACTGAAGTAACATAGTTTGGTTGACCATCGTTATCGCGAGCATCATATGCTTTTGAAACATTTTGGAATGTTTCTAGAATTGTTCCCCTAGTTCCCGTAAATAAACCATCCTCATCGATGACTACAACATTGAGTTCATCGTTCGCACCACCCTTGGACGAGGCTTGAGTGCTTGTCTCGGCAGTTAGTTGAAAAAGATCTGCATACTTACTGCGGAACTTCACGCTTGCGCTTAGACCAAGTGTGCTTGCAATAAATGTCTTTGTGGTGACAGTGTTTCCTGCGGCAGAATCAACAAGGAAAGTTTGTGAGAATTGATTTGTTTGGAAAATCAATTTATCGTTTTCTTCAAGGGTTCCGCCAAGAACTGTAGAGAATCTGATCGTATTTGTTCCGATTGATGCTGTTGCTCCAACAGTAAGATTCGCTTCACCATCACCATCAATGACAACAACTTTCAATGAATTTCCCAATATACCAGGATACTTGGCATAGAAAGCAGCAGTAAGTCCATCGGTTCCGCCAAGAACATCTTCATTGGCATATTGTAATCCTGTACGCCCAGAAGAGTTTGCATTGGTTTCGTCGTTGCCTATAGCACGAACAACTCGAAGATCACGACCGTATTGAAGAAAGTTTGCTGCACAGTGGAAGTCAATTCCGTTATCATCACGAAGAGGCTTTCCGAAAACTCTTACCAAATCGTCTTCTGATGTGATCGTGACTATTTTTTCTGCTGGACCCCATTGAAATACTCCAGCGATTGCCGCTGTAGTACTTGCAACATTTGGTGTGACATTTGTGAGGTCAATTTCCGAATAATTCACACCTGGGCTAAGTTGTACGGGAATTCTGCTCATTTTGTTCTCCAGATGATTCTATCATGTATGTAGTAAATTTTAGTATTTCACTCAATACCATGAGTTCATGTTGGAGTCTCTTTCTCTGAACCAGAGAGAGCCATCTTCTCCCTTTTCGGGAATAGAATCGTCCACACCATCATCAATGAAACCAAAAGGAGTCATTTCCTCCTCAAGTTTGTCTATAGTTTCCTTGTAGACATCTTTCCTAATATCAAGGGACGACAAGTCCTTAAAATATGGTTGTGTTGATAGCCACCCAAACAAAACCAAGGTCATAACAAGGTCATCGTTGTATCCGACCTCTGCCTCAAACGAGTTTTTCTTGGAAATGAACGCAAACAGTTCCTTAATCACATCAAAATCCTGAATGATCATTCTATCTGATTCAATCAATGACTTTAGAATGGAACAGCCAGTTCTCTTGACAACCTCAGTTGTTCTGACTCCAAACTGACTCGTTCCAGATCCAAATCCCCCGTCGAGTACCTGTCCTTTTCTTCCGCGCATTGTAGACGAGAGGAGATTTTCATACTCCATTTCAGCATGAAGTATGTCTGCCACCTGACCACCCATGTCGTTGATTTCAACAAGAACATGGGCATTGTTGTACTGCTTTGCTGCCACATGGATGGCATTTGGGAAAACCATAGGGGACATATTGTTGTTCCTGAAGGTGGCTACAAGTTTGTATGGAGCCGCCGTAATGTCCATGATGGTAAATGCCGAATAGTCCTGTCCAGTTCCTCTAGAGACATCCACACACATCACATATATGTGCTTCTCCTCTGGTTTGGCATAGACCTTGAATCCCTCTCCGTTTTTGAACACAGGGTCGATGTATGCCAAGGTTTTGAGTTTGGATGGGGATATCAGAGTATGAATAGACCCCACGAAGTCGCAGTCGAACTCTGTCCTGAATTGCTCCTCAGAGGTGTTGGCAATTGTCTCCTGTTTCCACTTCTCATCTCGACCAGGAACATCCGACCAATGAACATCAATAGGAATGTATGAGTTTCTTCCATTCGTGGCATCAGTCCACAACTTGTAGTACAGATTCATTCCGTGGGGAGTAGAAACTATGAATACCTTCGTCTCCTGACCCGATGAAATCGTTGGGTATACGGATGAGAAGAACTCCTCTGCAACATTCTGTGGAACATACGCAAACTCGTCTAGGAAGATCATGTTGAAAGATCCACCACGGACTGCACTTGATGATGTTGCAGATGCTAAAACCTTGGAACCATTCTCAAGTTGAATTGATCCCTTGTTCCATTCCACGACACCCTGCTGAAGCCACTTTGGGAGATACTCGTATGCCAGTTTGAGTCTGGACAGAAGTTCTCTTGCTGTACTCAACTTGTTTGCAAGTATGGCAACATTCACGCTTTGGTTGAATAGGACATAGTGAAGGATGTATGCTGTGACTGTAGTTGACTTTCCACTCTGTCGGGGGAGTTTGGCAATGACGAATCTGTTCTGATGAACGGTTCGTACCATCTCTTCCTGAAAGTCGTATAGTTCAAACGGAACAAGACCCTTGTCGAGGCTGATGATCTTGACATAGTTCTGTATAAAATAGATCGGATCGCGAGCGCACTTGGCATATTCCTCAAGTTGCTCTTTCGTCCAATCATGTTTTACATCCGAAGCCTTTAGATTTGGATTGCCAAGATAGTTCTTGCTATTCTTAGTATCAGCCATTTTCTATAATTTTCTTTGAAGAATCCAGTATCGAATCGGTATCTTTGATAGCCTTTGCGAAACTTCTTTTCGGATTTATGAGTTCTTGTAGTTCTTTCGTAGAACCTAAGAATATGGCATTTGTGGTGTTGTTCACCGTCTTCTGCTCATACTTGTCTTCCTTGATGGTCTTCATTCTCTGATGCAGTTCCACAAGATCCTTGTTTGTCTCCGCAACTGCCTTGATCATCTGTGCAACGACTTCGTAGGCTCGGGGAGAATCGCCCTCACTTGCTACCTTCAAGACGCCATCAATAGCCTGAAAGCCTAGATTAACAAGTTCTTTGAGGTTTTCTCTTGCTCGCTGAAAGTCCTTATCAGCATCATCCATTGCAACTGTAACTTCCTTTGGCTCAGTTGACCTTGTTACAATGGGCTTTGGTTCAGGATCCATGTTCAGGATCTCCGATAGGTTCTCATCCATTTTACTCATGATATATCACCTTCCTACGAACTGATCAGTCGATCTATACTCCACAAGAGTAGTTATATTATTATCCTCAAAGTATTCGGTTGCAGCAGCGAGTTGTTCTTTTGATAGTTCGAAGTAGGCATCCCGCAGGATTCTATATGCAGAACCAATGCTAATATTACTTGGGTCAACCCATTTATCTCGCAACGATGTGTTTTTATACATTATAGATTCTTGATTTAATGGAATCAGATACCATCTAAATGTTCCATTAAATCCATATGGTATCTTGGTATTACCACCAGATAGTCCAGTGTTTGATTCATAAACTCTGTAATCGCTAAATCGACCAGATCTAAACGTGTTAAAATAGTTAGAGTGGTCTGTTTCTGCGGCGGTAAGACCAAAATTTTCAGATAGAGTGTCTGAAAATGTTAACATTGATTGTAACTGTTGTAAATCAAAGAAATACGTTTCAAGACCTCGGATGAATGCTGTGGTTGGATCTGAACCAGATATACCACCATTTGTAACAACTTTTGTATATTCAACGGAACCCCTTGCGATGTTTCCAAGATAGAAACCATTCAACAGGAGTTGATCAATATCATTTTTAAGAACAAAGCCATTCGCTGGAACAGTTCCATTAAACATTGGTTTGATAAGGTATTCAACAAAATCTTCTGGCTTATAGGGAACAGAACCGCCCCTTGTCAAATCATAATCTTCATTTCTACCAGAAACTAATGGGACTATCCTATAGTTGAACTTGCCTCGCCCATCAAGCAACAACTTCCACATTTTGAGTGATGAGTGAATAGTATCTTTCATCGATTCTTTGAGATTGAATAGTCTTTCAGCCGTGTTTCCGCCCATGTCTTGGTGAATCGTGCAATCTCTTCGAGATGTGTAGTTGCGTGTGCTAGTTCCTTGATAAGAACCCTTTATCTGCACGGGTATAAATGGATTGAATCTTGGAACAAACTCCATCACAAAGAAATTCATATCATTGTACCCACCATACTGCAATTGTTCTTGATAGATGTCGTAGTAATATGAATCAAGGAAGTTCATGGTGATCCCAAGTGGACCTCTAGGACCAGAGTTGTCAACAAACAACTTGAGAATATTTGCAGGAAGTAGTCTTGAAGCCTGATATGTGTTGGATGCTGCTGTTGTAGATGTTGCACCACCAAGCATGAAATATTCATTATAGAAAGAAGAATCCTCTATCCGAGATTTAAAATAAGTGTTCCAACCAGATGATCCACCCGAACCACCAAATGAGGCTGCACCACTTGAACCAAGATAGTTGTAAGTACTTGGGGGTGGATAAAATGTAATACCCGCAATTCTATTGAGGAAATATGACGCTCCTCCACTTGCGAATGGACCTGTACCATCTCTTGCTATGCCTGGTGTTGGTATTGACGGAACCCATCCAAATACAGATGTTGTATACGGATATGAATATTGTCCTAGATTCGCCCCAACAGATGGTATTGATTTGTATCTTCTTGGATACGTTTTAAACTCTGTAAAGAATCTTTCGTTGAAACTCTTACTAAGATTAAATCCGTCGAGGTTAATATAGTTTCCTGTCTTACCAGAACTACGAATCAATTCCGCAGTCCATGCTGGATTTGCTGAGTTTC